AGATAGCATCAATAACATCAGTCGGAAATGACTGGTATAGATGTACTCTTACCGGGACTACCGGAACAGAGACAACCCTACGCTCCCGCATATGGACAGCGAGCGGAGTTTCAGATACCTACACAGGCGACGGTTTCTCTGGCATCTACATCTGGGGCGCTCAACTGGAAGCAAGTGCTTTTGCAACCAGCTACATCCCCACAGTAGCTTCACAAGTCACTCGCTCTGCTGATGCGGCAAGCATGACGGGTACTAACTTTAGTAGTTGGTATGCAGTAGACCAAGGTACTTTGTATGGTGAATTGGCAAAATTATCGGCTGCATCTGGTCGATTGCTTGAAATATCAGACGGAACATCAACAAATAGAACCTTGATTTATGGTTCAACAAATTTGTTATTTGATGTAAGGGTTAGTGGAGTAGATCAAGCAGCTATTACATTAGGTTCTGTTACTTCTGGTGTGTTCACAAGAGTTACGGCGGCATACAAGGTGAATGATTTTATTGGCGCAAAAGATGGAACATTAAGTTCAGCCGATACATCAGGCGTGATAAATCCCAATTTGACGCAAATGTTTATTGGCGCAGGAACTGGCAGTACTGGATTTCTTAACGGCACTATCAAGAAGATCGCCTACTACCCAATGAGAGTGACAAACGCTCAATTGCAAGGCATCACTACTGTTTAAGGAAAACAAAATGGACTACTACTTGTCATTCACAGACGAGGCCGCAGCCAAGGCGGTGTTGTACCGCATCGAAGGCGCAGTCGAGGCCAACGAGGAGCTGGGCGTCGAAGCGCAACCAGGCCATGAGGTTGCCAACTTTGCGAACATTGACACCATCGGCGTGATCTACAAGCCTACTGGAGAGACCACAGAGCAGGACGGCATGACCGTGCCTGTGATGCAAGCCATCGCTGGCTGGCATGTCAACGTCAGGCTGGCCGAAGGCGAGGACGGCAGCACGCTTGCACCCTTTGCCGTCACACCCACAACACCACTTCGCGTCTGGGGATAAACCATGGCATCACTTACCGGTAACAAACCAAACCAGGTGCCACTGAACGCAGACCTGGGCCAGCAGGCTTTTCTTGACCGACCCTATCGCAAGGTGCAGCGCCAACTGGCGACAGCATTGCAAACTACGTTCACCATCACCGGCGGGTATGCGCTGGGGTTCATTGACGTTTACAAAAACGGGCTTAAGTTGTACTCCACAGAATTCACTGAGACCGACACCACCACCATCACATTGACGACGGCTGCAACACTGAGCGACAAGATGGAGTTTGTAATCAACTGGGTGTAATTTTGAAAAACAATTATGGCAACCATTGACGCAACAGACGCACGTTTAAGCACGCACGAGGAAGTCTGCGCGATCAGGTACGATCAGATTAATGCCCGGCTCAAGCGCATTGAGGGCATCATGATGAAGACGGCAGGCGTGATGCTTGTATCAATGTCAGGCACAATTTTCGCAGCGATATGGATTAGCAGGTAGCAAAATGATTGATCCGCTCACCGCCTTTGCTGTGGCACAAGGGGCCATCAAAGGGGTGCAGGCCGCCATCAAGATGGGCAAGGACATCAACAGCATCAGCGGTGACCTGATGAAGTTCTTTGAAGCCAAAGACGTTGTTGCCAAACAGTCGGTCAAGAATCCCAAAGGGTTTGGCCGAAGCGACACGGCGGTGGCGTTTGAGACTGTGATGCAGCTCAAGCAACTGCAAGATGCTGAGAACGAATTGCAGCAGATGCTGATCTGGTCGGGCAATGACGATGTCTGGAACAACTTGATGCTGGAGCGCAACCGTATGGTTGCCGAACGCAAGAAGGCAGAAGCCGAAGCGGCCAAGGCTAAAGCGATTCGATCAGAAGAGATCAGCGACATCATCAACTTTGCGCTGTGGGCGGCACTGGTCGCCTTGGTCATTGGGCTGTCGGCATATTTCACTTGGCAAATTGTGAAGGACGCATGAGCGAAAAACCAGAAACCGTATTGGACAAAGTCCTCGGGTATGTGGACTCGCCGTTCAAACTGTTTGCCGTGCTCATCATGGGATTTGTCGCTTTTGCCGGGTACTTTTTGTGGGAGAACCAGGACTTCTTGCGGGACGCATACAAGGAGTCCAGGAAGCTGCCAGAGGTCAACACCAGCCGGGTTGATGACGCTGCCGCCATGTTGTTTAAGCAGACCGGAGCTATTGTGGTGGCCACCTTTAACGTAAACCCGCTGTTCAACTCGCGGGTACTGTACCGGGCCTACAGCAAGGACGGCAGAGACAAGAGCGTTGAGGGTATCGACGTTGGGCTGTTCTCGCAAAACGCCGCGAACAACGCCGATGTCGTCAAGCTGATGACTAACGAAATACCCTGTGGCGAGTACCGGTACGCGCAGTCAGAGGTGGGCCTGTGGTACCTGGAGAAGGGCGTGACTTACACATGCCGCATCAGTGTGCCGCCTGATAGCCACCGCTTTGTCGGACAGATCACAGTCGGCTGGTCAACGCCGCCAGAGAAGACGGAACAGACCAAGTTTATGCTGGAAATAGCCAGCGCCATGCTAACTAAAAGGGGCAACTGATGTTAACTTTGATCTCTACCATCGTGTCATTCCTCATGGGTGGCTTGCCCAAGATCTTGGACTTCATTCAGGACAAGTCGGACAAAAAGCACGAACTAGAACTGGCCAAAATGCAAACGGAGCGGGAGCTTCAGATGCTAGAGCGCGGGTATGCCGCCCAGGCCAAGGTCGAGGAGATTAGGCTTGACCAGATCCAGGCCAGCGCGGATGCCCAGACCCAGCAGACCCTGATCACAGCACAGCAGTCAGAGATGCAGGCGGTCTATGCGCATGACATCAGCCTCAATGAAGGCACCAGTACCTGGATGCACGATCTGCGCGCCAGCGTCCGTCCGGTGATCACTTACGGCTTCTTCTGCCTGCTGGTGGCCATTGACATTGGCCTGTTCATCTACGGTTGGAATCGGGGCGTGGACTTTAAGGTGCTGGCCGACATGCTGTGGGATGCGGAGGTCGCCACCTTGTTTGCCAGCATCATCGCCTTCCACTTTGGTGGCCGCGCATTCGGGAAATGAAGATCTCGGACCGCGCCATCCAGATGATTAAGCACGACGAAGGCGTGCGGGTCAAACCCTACCGCTGCCCTGCTTTACTGTGGACTGTGGGAGTTGGCCATGTCATTGACCAGAACCACATCCGGGTGCCGCTGGATGAGCGCAAGAGCCTGCCGATACCCGCTGGCTGGGATCGAGCCCTGACCATGGAGGAGGTGAATGCGATCCTGGCTAAAGACCTTGAGACTTTTGAGCGAGGGGTACTTCGACTTGCTCCTGTTCTGGCTGGCCATCAAAGTCGGTTCGACGCTTGTGTCAGCTTCAGCTTTAACGTAGGCCTGGGCAACTTCCAGCGCTCGACAATCCGCATGAAGATCCAGCGTGAGGACTGGGAGGCCGCAGCCGATGCCTTCCTAATGTGGACAAAAGCCGGGGGCAAAGAGCTCCCCGGCCTTGTGAAACGCAGGAAGGGCGAGCGAGCCCTGTTCCTGTCCACGCCTACTGCATCGCTCCCAGCGCATTGAGCCGCTTGCTGTAGGCAGCGGTGTGCCTGATGCGCTTCACCAGGTCAACCCTCTGCAAAATGACATCGTTGGCTTCGCGCAGCTCCTTGAGCGCCGTCATCCGATCACGGGCTGGTCGCTTGCCTGCCTTGGCTGTCTTGTCGGCCAGATCCTCATAAGCGTCTTGCCACTCATCCAGGCCTTGGTGGATTGAATACGGCTTGTTCTTGCCGGGCACCTTGAGCGGGTAGCCCACGGCAGCCACGGCCTCCTCATCCTGGCCGGTGTCAGGCAGCGGCTGCAGCTCGACATGCTTGACCTCGGCGTGCGGGATCACGGCTAGCACCTCGACCGGCTCTAAGTCAACCGTGTCGGCCATGGCCGCGGCTATCTCTCGCGGGTCTGTCGTCATCCCAGGCCTGGACACCATGTCAAGCGGGTTGGCTGGCTTGGCCACCGGCCTGGGCTTGGCTTCGTCCGGGTAGTCCTGGGCCTCCTCGGCGGTGATCAGCCCCTTGAGAACATCGGGGAAGGCATCGCGCAGCGCGAACCCGCGAGCTCGCATCTGCATCATCCGCTTGGGATAGGCCGACCATGGACCCTGCTTGCCCCACAGCCCGGCTCGCTTGGCATCCTCGACGCTGAACCGGGCAGTCACCGGCTTGCGCCCCTTGCGCTTGGCCACGCAGACGGCCACCGGGTTGGTGGTGCCCTCGCCCTCAAAGAACTCCTCGACATCTTCGCAGACGCTGCTGGCCTGCACCAGCGCCATGGCGGCATCACCGTAGACGCTGGGCTTGCCGTTGATCACGGCGATGTTCTGGAGCGCCTGCATGGGTGCCAGCCCCATCTCCATGCCCCACTGCACGCACACCAGGATGTCCTGGGGCTTGCCCTGGTAGGCCTTGGGCACCATGCTGCTGTTGGCCAGCATGTCCGAGAATGTCATGGCCTCGGTCAGGGTGGTTGGAGCGAAGCCCCGGTTAGTGGTGGTCAATTGCATTTTGGTCTTTCTCGGACAGGTAGGTTTGCATGGTGGTGAAGATGAGGTTGCTCATTGCATCGACAAAGATCTCGGCCTTCTCTTCGGTGGAGTCGGTCACATTGAACAGGGCCACAACGGCCTGCTCATAGGCTTGCTTAATGGCAGGCTTGTCGGGCAGGTTCATGTCTGCCACTCCTTGATCGACAGAGTGGACTGGCGCACGCTGTAGGCGTCCTTGGCAGCCACCAGACGCGCAGGCGCTGCCTTGTAGTTGCGCATGGGCCAGTTGATGACATACTGCCCGGCCCGGCCCCGCTCGGCCGATCCCAACTGCGCCTTGATCAGCTTCTCGGCCTCCTCAATGCTGGCCTCGGCGGCCCTGATCGCGGCCTTGTTTGCCACAATGCCCTTGGCCAACTCTCCCACATTGCCTGGCAACTCAACCTCTTCCTTGCCTGCCGCCATGGGGTAGATGCGATCCAGCTCTTTGCTGCTCGCGGGTGGGTACCAGTCAATGGCCCCGCTCTCCCGGTAGGTCTGCAACTTGTGCTCAAACTCCAACACCGACCTGACGATCTCCTTCTGGGTGTCGTGGTGGGTGGCAAAGAGAAACACACGCAGCTCAATGCCCTGGTAAAGCACGCACACCGCGCCCCACTTGTGGCCGGTAACCAGCATCTGGCCCTGGAGCTGGATGGGGCCACGCGCCAGGTGCGGGGTCTCCTCGGGCATGGCCTTGGTCAGCTTAGCCTCCAGCACGCCTGGTCCGAAGAGCTCAATGGAATCCTGGCCAACCACATAGATGCCATTGTCCGGATCGGTGGTGACCTCCTGGCCAAGACCGTACCCTATGCCGTCTAGGCTGCACGACAGCGCAAAGCTGCGGTGGGTGTACGCCACGTTGATCTCGGTATTGAAGTCGGTGATGCCCAGCCGCTTGGCTGCCTCGGTCAGAATCACCGGCTCCAGGCGGTTGCCCCAGCCCATGGCCTCATTGCCAATGTCGGGCCGCTCCTTGCCGTCGATGGCGTTGATGCTGAACTGCAGCTCATCGTTGGGGCTGCTGTACTTGCTGAAGCCCATGAGGCCTGGCAGTCTGCTGGCGCTCATCTCTTTGTCGTCTGTCAATTTGCCTGCCATTTTTTCACTCCTTGTTGGTGGCTAGGGAATAGACGCGCACCACACGGGCGTGCGCCTGGGGATGTGCGGCCTCGGTATACCCGATCCGCTTGAACTGCTTGGTGCGGAAGACCGCGCCCAAGACAGATGGATGGACACCGGGCGGCACCTCGATGTAGGCCCGGATGTCGTTGATGCAGACCTCACCCTGCTGCTTGCAGATGAGCACAGCTAGTGCCCGGCAGCGCTCCAGGAAGTGGTGGTCTCGATGCTCAAAGATGTCGAGCTGGCGGTCGCGCATGTCGCGGCCAGCGGCAAGGTTAGGAGCCAGCATTAATGCTTTCCCTGATCTTGATCCGCTTGACGAATTGCTGCACTTTGAGCTCGGCCTTGCGCTCCTGCTTTGGGAGCCAGCCAAACCTGCGCCATGTCAGCTCGACGTTAGTAGCGGCAGCGGGTGTGTAAATACACCCTTCCAGCAGGTGCTTACTGGGGAAGGTGATCTTGACATCCATGGGTTACCCCGTGATGATGATCAACAGGGCGATGCACACCAGGAATGCTGCGGCTGCAGCAACCCTCTCTCCGAGGGTCTCCTCTGGCTCAGGCAAACACTGCAGGTAGTGTTGCCGATGTCTTGCGCTATACAGGGGTTCATGCATTGTGGTACTCCAGGTTAAGGCGTTGCAGAAGGTTGGAGGCCTGTGTCGGCCCCCAGGTCACATTGCCACGGGGTGTGGCTACACCGCGAGCCTCAAGGGCTGCGGCAATGTCTCTCAGCGTGCTGGCACCAGACCGGGCGATGATGTCTCGCACCACCGGGCCGACCTTGTCAGCGTACTTGTCGGCTTTGACCATCACGGCCTGCACGCCCAACGCAGAGCCGATCTCAGGTGTCGGGCAGCCCAGGGTGCGGCCCTGTGCCTTGACCTGTGCCAGCGCTGCTTTGGTGCGCTCGGAGATCTTGCGTGCTTCCCACTCGGCAAACACGGCCATCATCTGCAAGAATGTGCGGTCAGCCTCGGGCATGTCAGCGCAGACGAAAGGCACGCCAGACTCCAGCAGGCCAGAGATGAAGTGCACATTGCGAGCCAGGCGGTCGAGTTTGGCGATCACCAGCATGGCCTTGGCCTTCTTGGCGGTGGCCAGTGCTGCAGCCAGTTGTTCGCGGTCGTTCTTGCGGCCAGACTCAACCTCAGTGAACTCGGCGACCAGCTCGGCTTGGCCAATGTGCTTGGCCACGGCTGCACGCTGGGCATCCAAACCAAGGCCAGACTGGCCCTGGCGGTCAGTGGAGACCCGGTAGTAGGCTACGAATTTGGTGGTCATCTTAAGCACCTTTACCAGCAAAAGCTAAACGCTCAAGGTAAGCATCCTTGCCAGCCAAAAAGGTTCTCTGTGCCCATGCATAAGCCAGACCAAATTGATTGAACTCTCCGACAATGCGGCCATCAATCCAAACCATGTAGTGGTTTTTGCCGAAGTGCTCGATCTTGACGGCAAAGCCGGTGGCCTTGCTATGCAGTAGGGTAGTTTTGTTTGCCATGTTGAACTCCTGTTGGCTTTATCTGCCTGTTGAACATGGTGTCAGTGTATCACGGTTTGTATATCGCTTGACCAGCCCCTAAACGGGCAGATTCGTAGGTGCTTACCCTTAGATCGCAAATAATTTGCAGCCGGGCCATCCTGCCCAATATAGGGGTGATATACACTTGTCGCATGACTACACCCAAACTCAAGCCCTTCTTGATGCGCTTGCACCCGGCTACCAGGGAGCTGCTGGACACTGCCGCTGCCGACCAGCACCGCAGCGTGTCATCCCTGATTGACCAGTGCGTGCGCGACCAGCTCATGCCCAAGTACGGCGAACTCCAGCCCCGGCTGCAGCGCTTCCTGTCGGGGGTACGCCAGCCATGACCTACTTTGACGCAATCAAGCTGCTTGACCGGGTCAAGGACGGCGTGCATTACCCGGACGAGGTGGTGGCCGAGGCTCTGGCCATGACCGGCGACCAGCAGCACGCGACTCAGGTGCCCTGCCCTGAGATCGAGGAGTTTGTCCAGGCTCTCAGGCAGGCAGGTGCCCTGTGACCAAGTCAATCCTGGCGCTTGACTTAGGCACCACCACCGGCTGGGCCTGCAGGCCGCTGGACCACACGATCGTGCATGGCTGGGCCAGTTTTAAGCCAGGCCGTTATGAGGGCGGCGGCATGCGCTACCTGCGCTTCAAGCAGTGGCTCTCTGAGCTCAAGGGCACCCTGGGCGGCGAGCTGCAGGCGGTGTACTTTGAGGAGGTGCGCAGGCACGCCAGCACCGACTCAGCCCATGTCTACGGCGGCCTGATGGCCACTTTGACCGCTTGGTGTGAGCACCACAAGATCCCTTACCAGGGCGTGCCGGTGGGCACCATCAAGAAGCACGCAACCGGCAAAGGCAACGCAGGCAAGGACGACATGATCGCGGCCATGCGGCTGCGTGGCCACCCAATCACTGACGACAACGAAGCAGACGCGCTGGCGCTGCTGCACTACGCACTGGAAAAGACCGAATGAAGCTGACACCCATTATTAAAAGCGAAGTGCCTACGCATATGGTACGGTTTGCCAGTCTGGAATTGAACCGTAAGACCAAGCAAACCCTTGGCGCATACGTGGAGCGCGAGAAACGCCCTAATGAAGTGCAAGCACCAGACAACAATCTCTGGCAGCGCGGCCAGTACAAGACAGGTGACGGTGACCACACCGCCCAAGTGCCGAGGGCGGGTAGTCTGAGAGCGTTTAGTTTGCCATCGAAGGGGAACCGGACATGACACAACCAGAAGCCTTGCGGCTGGCTGATTATTTGACATGACTAAAGACGACATTGCGCGTATGGCGCGGGAGAGCGACTTAAACCGCGTATGTGGCCCACTAGACACGCTGCTTGACTTTGAATGGGGGTATTTGCGTCGCTTTGCCAACCTTGTTGCCGCTGCAGAGCGGGAGGAATGTGCAAATCTGTGTGAGCAATGGGATGCAAGCCACCCTGACGTACTTGCCACCGCCATCAGAGCAAGGGGAAACACATGACTGACAGAGAAGTACTTGAACTTGCGGCGAAGGCGGCGGGGTTTGGTGACCCGCAAATATGCTGGACTGAAAGCGAGTACCCACCAAAGTCTGGAAAGCAGGGTGCCTTGTGGAATTACGTTGGACACATGGACACTGCTGAACTATGGAACCCCCTCACCGACGATGGCGATGCGCTGCGGCTGGCGGTGCAGTTGGGGCTGTTTATACAGATCAATAGCGGCAGTGCAACAGCATGGAAATGGCGAGGAGAAAACTGGTACGAACAGGCGTCAGATAACGCAGACGATATGAGTGCAACAACCCGCCGTGCCATCACAAGGGCAGCAGCAGAAATTGGAAGGAACATGAAATGACTGACTTAAGACAAGCCGCGCAGCAGGCGCTGAAGGCGTTGGAAACTGCCGATGAAGTTGGTTTCTGGGAATTGCAAAAGACGGCCATCACCGCCCTCCGCACCGCACTGGCACAGCCAGAGCAGGAGCCGGTGGCGCATTACCACCCGCACAATGGCTTTTATTGGGCAAAACCTACAAAAATTTCAGCACCAACTATTGTTTCCGTGCCGCGAATGCCCCTCTACACCACCCCTCCCGCAGCAAAGCCAGAGCCTATGCGTTTGTACGTTGAAGACTTTGCAAGAAGGTGCGGTTGGGGAAAAGACAGCGGGGAAGGTGCGTTTGAATACGTACAAAGAAAATCGTATGCACAAGGTCTTGAAGATGCCGCCGCGCCCGCAGCACAGCGCAAGCCGCTGACGGGTGGGGAGATTTACACAGCGTACATCACCGCTGCAAACCAAACACTACGCCCACAAGACGAACGGATTGCGTTTGCTTTTGCCCGAGCCATCGAAGCCGCCCACGGCATTAAGGAGGGGACATGACACAAGAACGATTGACGGCCCTTGAAGATGTTGCTGCCTTGGCAACAATTGGGGCGACTTATCCGGAACTGATGCTTTATTTGCAAGCTGAAATGGCGAAGTGTGAGCAAGCCCTTGCAGCACAGCCAGAGCAGGAGTTTGACTACAAATTAGCTTTTGGTGAGTGGTTGGACAAAACAGAGTGGGTGCAGGAAAAGATAAATAGTGGGCACTTAGGGGTGCGCTATCTAGGGATGCACAGAGCGGATGTACTGCGCGATCTTGCGTATCCAAATACGGTGACAGGTAAAGCCCCGCAACAGCGACCGTGGCAGGGGTTGACGGATGAGGATGTAAACCGAGAGTCTGCCCCGATTACTTCACAGATGAAGCTGGCATTTCACGCCGGGATGTATGTAGCCCAAAAGATTCTGAAGGAGCGCAACACACCCGACGAAGTGCAGCAAGCCATTCAAGACCTGTTGAAGAACGGCACAGGCGTCTTGCTTGGCGGCGGCTGAGATGCGCTGCCCCGTCTGCCAGACCTGGGTGCAGGTCAAGGAAACCCGTCAGCGCCCCGACAACACCATCTACCGGCGCTATGAGTGCGCCAACCTGCACCGCTTTGTGACCACTGAGCTGGTGACCAAAGTCATCAAAGCCAAGCAGCCGAAGTGAAGCGGGAATGGAAACCACACCGGCCCAAACAGTCTGGCCCCTTACCCGAGCGCGAGCTGCCTC